GCCCAACATAAATCAATCTTTGTTGCCGGATGGCGACCTTTCGTGGGCTGGACGTGTGGCGTCGCGCTTGCATACCACTTCGTGCTTGCTCCACTTATTCTTTTTGGAGTTGGGGTATCTGGCTTTGAAATACCTGCGCTTCCTGAGTTCGATATGGGGTCGCTCATGACGGTATTAATGGGTATGCTCGGACTAGGTGGCCTAAGAACATATGAAAAGCAAAAAGGATTGACTAAGTAATGTATCAACTCTCACAAAGATCTTTAGATAAGTTAGAAGGCGTAGACGAGCGTTTGGTTAAAATCGTCTGCCGTGCAATTGAACTAACCGACATCGATTTTGGTGTCATACAAGGTCTTCGCACTGAAGAAGAACAACGCGCTCTCGTTGAGAAAGGCGCGTCACAGACCATGAAATCTAAGCATCTCGAAGGTAAAGCCGCAGACCTTATGGCCTACGTGGCCGGAAAAGGATGTTGGGAATTAAACGTTTATGACAATATTGCCGATGCGGTTAAACAAGCGGCTATCGAGGAAAACGTGCAAGTCCGTTGGGGCGCGGCATGGAATATCCCAGATATTCGTGAGTGGGAGGGCACAATGGAAGAAGCGATGAACCACTATGTTGATACACGCCGCTCTGAAGGCAAACGTCCGTTTATCGACGCTCCGCACTTTGAATTGATGGATTAAGGCAACCCCTCCTACGGGAGGGGTTTATACGAGGGAACTCGTAGCTAGTAAAACTAGCATAGTTAGCGTACTTCATGGATAATCAGACGTAAACAATTGTGAGGGTACGACATGAAAGTTAAGTATGAAGCACGAAACCTCGACGATAACACAGTTGAATCCGCTCATTATATAGAACGTGTTTGTGCTAGTTGTGGGTATGATCTCACTGAAGATGAGATTGCCGCCGATACCTGTGCCGATTGTGGTGAGACGCTACACCTGAAAGAAAGCGTTGCTATTCAAGTAACAACATTCCCGCCCTTGTTCGGGGATTCAATGTAAGGCAACGTCATGGCGCTAAAGAAGTTATTGTTGAAAGCAGGCGTTAATCGCGAAAATACCCGCTACACAAACGAGGGTGGTTGGTTTGAAAGTGACAAGGTGCGGTTTCGCCAAGGCACGCCCGAGAAAATCGGTGGGTGGGAACGTATTTCAGCGTCTACATTCTTGGGTATTTGTCGTTCGCTGTGGGCATGGGTGACACTCGGTAGCATTCGTTTTATTGCCGTAGGCACGAACCTTAAGTTTTACCTAGAAGAAGGTGGCTCTTACAACGACATCACACCTTTACGTGCTACAGAGTCATTGACTGACCCGTTTGAAACAACATCAGGGTCGCCCATCGTTGAAGTGACTGACGCGGCAGGTGGCTATATTGATGGTGATTTTGTGACGTTCAGCGGCGCAAGTGCGGTTGGTGGGCTAACAATCGACGGCGAATATCAAATATCCTTTACATCAGGCACTACTTATACAATCGATGCAGGTAGCGCGGCGTCAAGTTCTGCTACAGGCGGTGGCTCGGTCACAGCGGCTTATCAAATCAACGTTGGCCCTGCGTTTTCTATCCCCTTAACAGGTTGGGGCGCAGGTGCGTGGGGCGCAGGTACATGGGGTGTAGGCACTACATCAGCAGAACCACTACGTTTGTGGAGTCAGTCAAACTTTGGTGAAGATTTGATTTTTGGCCCTCGCGGCGGAGCGATTTACTACTGGGATGCCACAAGCGGAGCGACAACACGTGGTGTTTTGTTATCTAGTTTAGGTGGCGCATCTGGCGTCCCAACGGTGCAGAACTACATTCTAATCTCTGACATCAGCCGATTTGTGTTTTGTTTTGGTTCTAACGACATAGGCACTGCTACACAAGATCCAATGTTGATTCGTTGGTCAGACCAAGAAGACGCAACGAACTGGACCCCTGCGGCAACAAACCAAGCAGGTAGTTTGCGGTTATCTCGTGGTACAGAAATTGTAACAGCGGCGCAATCACGGCAAGAAGTGTTGGTCTGGACTAACTCCGCTATGTATTCGTTACAGTATGTTGGAGCACCTGCGGTGTGGACTGCACAGCTTGTTGGTGAAAACACTTCTATCGCATCTCAAAACGCCGTCGCTTATGCCAATGGCGTCGCTTACTGGATGGGTATTGACAAGTTCTACAAATACGATGGGCGAACACAGGCATTACCCTGCGACCTACGTAAGTTTGTATTCAACGACTTTAACGATCTCCAATACAATCAAGTATTTGCAGGAACTAACGAAGCATTCCACGAGGTTTGGTGGTTCTATTGTTCTGCTAGTTCATCAACAGTAGATCGTTATGTGGTCTATAACTACGTTCAAAATATCTGGTACTACGGCACAATGGCTCGTACAGCGTGGTTGGATTCTGGGTTACGCAACTATCCGCTAGCCGCTACTTATAGTAACAATCTAGTTAACCATGAGTTTGGAGTTGACGACAACGAAACAGGTACCCCTGCGGCAATCAATGCGTATATCTCGTCCGCCGAGTTTGACCTTGATGACGGGCATAAATTTGCCTTTATATGGCGGGTACTGCCGGATATTACGTTTGAAGGGTCAACTGCCGGTAGCCCACAAGCTACAATGACGTTGCTACCACTAAAGAGTTCCGGTTCTGGATACAACGACCCCGCATCCGAAGGTGGGACTAACTCGTCTACAGTAACTCGTACGGCTGTGTTGCCCGTTGAGCAATATACAGGGCAGATTTACACCCGGGTGCGTGGACGACAGTTAGCGATGAAAATTGAGTCTGATGCGTTAGGTGTACACTGGCAATTAGGCGCTCCGCGTATTGATATGCGCCCAGATGGACGGCGATAATGGCAAACGAACTTAATCGCATCGAGCCACCTGCGCTACCCCTCGCTACAGAGGAGTATGACCGGCCTTATCAAGACCAAAGTAATAACGTTTTACGTCTGTTTTTTAATCGTTTGATTGGTGTTATTCGCGAAATTACTTCAACAGACGACGGCGGTAAGTTTTTGTATTTTCCACGTGGTTTGTTCTACAGCACGATTGACCAGATTGCCGCGCTTGTTAATACGGGCTACCCTGTTGAGTTTGAGAATACGTATATCGGCAATGGTGTAAGTATCGCGGGGGCAGACAATACTCAAATCACAGTAGCGGCTGATGGTATATATAACTTCCAAGTGACGCTACAAACGGCGCATACCAATTCTTCAGATGCAGAAGTTATTACATGGATTAACAAGAATGGCACGGATCAGCCTTATGGCGGACAAACACAAACCATCAAAGGAAACTCTGACCAGCCTGTGTTTTGGAATTTTTCTATCGACCTTACAGCGGGGCAGTATATAGAGATGTACTGGGCAACTGACGATACGGCCTTGTCTCTTAATACAACTGCCGCTACATCTCCACACCCCGGCATTCCATCCACAATCGTTGCAGTTTCGTTTGTGAGTAACTTATGAAACTTAGTGAAAAGCAAACAGAAAACCTAATGCGTCGGTATGCAAATCAACGCATGTCGGTGGAGGAGATACTTCGTACCTCGTACTCCAACAAAAAAGATTTGCCGAATCGTGTTAACGAGGATGAGTTTATTGATTCTTTTGCTAAGTTTATGTTAGCTAAAAAAGGCGAAGTACTCCGCAATAACAACGCAATACTTGTCATTTACAAAGACGAGAGTACTCAAACAATGGCTGTGTTTGACATGTTTTCAGTTGAAGAATTAATGAAAGCCGCCGCAATTGACTTCTATGTGTTTATGGCAAAATTAGCTGAAATGGGGTACAAAAAAGCAAAAACTTATACCAACGGCCCCACAAACAAACGATTCCACGAAACGATGCTAAAAGACATTAGTACTTTTGAACCTGCTGATGATCCTGATTATGGTGAGTACATGATTATTGTTGATCTAACTAAGTTTAAAGGTAAATAGTTATGGCATTTATCGGTAAAGTTGGACAGATATTTGAAGACACGGCAAAAACTGTTACCGACGATATAATTGGTATTGACGATTCTGGCGGGTTAATAGGATCTGCATCAGATGTATTAGCGGATCTTGATGATACGGTTCGTGACGTACTGTCAAATGAAACGGTGGTCACGCTCACTAGCATCGTGTTGGCTTCTAACCCAGCAACGGCGTGGGCTGTTCCTCTTGTACAAGGAGCTTCTGTTGCCGCGCAAGGTGGTGATATTCGCGATGTTTTAGAGGCATCCGCAAAAGCCTATGTTGCTCAGCAGATTGGGGCTGAAGTCGGGGCAAGCGCAGAAGCCGCCGCAATTGACGCAGGGTTTTCTGCTACCGCAGGGGCTGTTTTGGGGTCTGCTACGGGTGCTTCTGCTGGTGCGGTTGTAGTGGGCGGTGACCCTAAACAAGCATTTATTACTGGCGGTATAACCGCCGCTATCCCACGAATTATGAATCAGTCTGATACCTTGCGCGATATTGGACAACGTATGCAACGCGAAGACTCGTCGGCGGGGCGAGGAATAGATAACCCTCCTTCTGCAACTGAACGCGCTATGTTTAACGTGATTAAAGGAACAACGACAGCCGCGCTAACAGGTCAAGATGTTGATGATGCGTTAATTGCTTCAGTTGTTAAATCCGCCGATTTGACTGCCAATGTAATTAAAGATTCGGGAATGCTGGATGACCTAAATGAAGGGCAAACGGCGCTCGTCACTGACGTAGTTAATAATGTAGCCCGTTCTGCGTTGACAGGCGGAGACATGACAGATGCAGTAATGCAGTCGGTCACTCGTGCTGGGGCTAAGGCGTTACAAGATGTTTTAGATCGAGGCGTGCGTAACACGATTGATAATGTAAGTGGGGCGTACCAAGACGTTTACGATAAAGCGAGGGAGTTAGAGGCTACAGATACTGCACTACAAGCCGCGCAGACTGAATACAACCGCGTATATGACGAATATGAAGCTGAACGCGATGTAATTTTGGCTAAAGAAAGAGCCGCTAATAATGTAAGGATTCAAGTTAGTCGAGGTGAACTAACTGCCGAACGAGCAAATATAACCATTAAAGACTACAACGACTCATTAGCGGCCTTTGGTGAGCGCGTTGATAATTATTTTAATGATGAGCTAGCCACAAAAGGTGAAGCGTATCAAACACTTGTAAACACCGCTGAGACTCAAACCGAAGAATATAATACGTTACGTGACGAGTTAGTCAGTAAAGCAGATCAAATAGACTCCGCGCTCAATCCTATTTATAGCGCGACCAACGAGTTTTTTGTCAACACAATGGACCCCGATTTCAACGAGGTGCAGTATCGCGAGCTTAATAACCTTTCTGATGATGTAGATGCATACGAACACTGGTTAGATGAGGGACAGTTTGAGGGGTTAAAGACCAACGACAATTCATTTAACACCGAAATCGACAAAATTGCTGGCGCGTTAACTATTGGAGCACTTAATCAGGTAGGTGGTACTAGTCAGTCAGCCGCATTCTACTCCAAAGAAGACATTGCCGATCTTAAAGGCAAAATTACAAATGACTTAAAAACAAAGCCTTTGGACGAAATACGTTCTTCTAACGTGGAAGATTACGTAAATATTGCGCGTGATAACTACACAGCCTCCGAGTCTCCCGTATCTGCTCCTTCACTTGATGGCGCTGACGATCAACTCAAAACAGATATTGCTAGTAATAGAGCACGGCTTGTTGCGGGAGACACAGGACTCTTAGAGTGGGACAACGTTTCTTTGTTTGGATTTCCTCAATGGGACGCTAAATATGGGCAATTAGTGTATTACAGGCCAACACCGTCAGGTCAGATTATTACCACATCTATGGACGGCGCTATCCTTGGAAGGTCAGAGTTAGAAATAGACATTCAAATCCCCCTTTTCGGTGATACTCTCGACGAAACACAAACGTCCAACCCCAATGCGTTTATAGACACTGCTACAGAACTACTTGATGGTGCAAGCGAAACAACAAAAAGTATTCTAAGGGGTACGCTTGGCGAAGAAGGATATGACTACGTAGCCAATACACTACTTGCCGCTAAGAACAGCGTTGCAAACAGCGACGGCGTTAAACTTGCGGCGGCAACTGCGCTACGTGCCGGTGGTGGTATTACTGAAGCAATGAACGATATGTTGGTTCTTGCTGGTATTAACCCAGAAACTAGCCCAGCAGGACAAGCGGCTTACCAGATAATTTCTTTAGGTGAGTCGCTCAACACCGAAGAATACAAACAGAAGATACAAGACTTCCAAACAAACTTTGCCAATGCAGAAGGCGTCATGGGTAAAGCAGAAGCAATTCTTGGCGGGTTCCAAGATGCACCTGTTGAAATGATTGCTGAATTTATCGGTGTTGAATTTGCCCAAGAAGCCGCTCCTTGGCTCGTCGGTGGTGTTGCCGCAGGTGTTACCCGAACTGCTAATTTAGCTAAAGGAGCCGCTAAAGAAGCCGCCGAAGCCGCCGCTCGCCGCGCAGGACTCCAAGCCGCCGCTGTTTCTGATGTTGGAGAGAGTGCCGGTAGTAACGCAGGTGGCGCATATGATGAGGCGCTCCAAGTTGCTCTTGCTAACGGTATGAGTGAAACCGAAGCAAACGACTACGCGTATAAAATGGCGGTATCTGCCGGTATTTTAGGTAGTACCACAACCATGCTTAGTCTCGGTATCGGAGGACAAGCGTTAGAAAAAGCGTTGTTTAATAAAAACACATCAGGACCGTTAGGCGATGCCCTTGACGTAATCGGCACTAAACTACGCGATGGTGCGACGATTACATTAAAAGAAGGCGTCACGGAAGGACTTGAAGAAGGCGTAGTTACCGCGTTCAAAGAAGGTTCGTTCTATGAGCTAGACCCTACTCGTGACGTTAGCGGTAACATTGCCGGTGCTTCCATGCTTGGGTTTATCGCAGGTGGCGGTACATCAGGCAGTATTTACGGGCTTAGCACCACTGGTAACATGACTTCTAACGCCTTAATGGTGTTAAACGGTGATGTTGGCAACATAATCAGCAGTTCTCAAAATTCTCAAGCGGGCGCTAATACCGCTAAACAACAGCTTACTGACTTAGGAATTACTGATTCTCAAATACAGAGTAACTTGTTAAACCAAGTTTATGACGCGGGCTACACTGACCAAAACGAAGCGGTGCAGTCGTTTAATACCTACGAAT